AAGAACCATGGCTGAAGATTACGAGATGGACAACGGCGTAGAAGACAAGGATTACGCCGAGGAAGAAGCGACATACGACGAAGGCAAATACGACGATCACCAGTACGTCGTGAACCTGTTGAAAGCCGCACAGGAGGCTGACGCTGACCTGCGAGACAACGCCAGAGAGGCGCAGCTCTTCGTGGATAAGCGTGATGGCCAGTGGGAGCCTTACTGGTACAACACGAACATAGACAAGCCACGCTACACGTTCGATATGGTGAACCCGATCATCGATCAGATCTGTTCCGAGATCGAGCAGGCTGCCTTCGACGTTAAAGTTTCGCCAGCTGGCGGAAACTCGACAAAGGATATCGCCAACACTTACGACGGCATTATCCGTAACATCGAGTCCATGTCGGACGCGAAGGAGGTCTACAGTCACGCGGCCAGAGGCATGGTGACCGCGGGATTCGACGCATGGCGAGTGGTTCACAAGTACGTCAATGACGACTCCTTTGAGCAGGATCTGTTTATCGAGAAGATTGGGAACCCGATTGACCGAGTCTGGTTCGATCCAGCTGCTGAGAAGCAGGACAAGTCCGACTCTCGCTACTGCTTTGTGCTGCACGCTGTTGGCAAGGAAGAGTACGATCGACGCTGGCCAGAAGGCTCAGGACAGTCTGTCGATGAAGGCAGAGACGGTGACGCCTATTATGACAAGGCCGAGTGCGTGGTTATCGGTGAGCTGCTGTACTGCGAAGAAGAAGAGCGCGAGCTGGTGCTGATGTCCAATGGCCAGGTACACGAGGCTGGCGAAGATCTGGACAAGGTCAAAGACGAGCTGGAAGCCTTGGGCGTTACCGAGGTGCGCCGTCGCAAGCGCGTGAAGAAGGAGATCTGCTCACGGTTCTTCGACGCTCAAGGCTGGCTTGGAGACAAGAAGGAAACCGTATTCGGCAAGATCCCAGTGGTTCCCATCTACGGCAATTACAAGATCTTCGAGAATAAGAGCATATTCTGGGGCGCAGTCGAGAAGCTGATGGACTCACAGCGCGTGCTGAACTACTCAGTTTCACGCGAGATCGAAGAGTCCGCACTGGCTCCCAGAGCGAAGTATTGGATGACCATGGCGCAGGCTGCCGGTCATGAGGACCAGCTGGCTACCTTGAACGTAAACTCCGATCCGGTGCAGTTTTTCAACGTCGATCCAGAGTATCCACTGGCTCCACAACAGCAAGGCGGAGCCCAGGTCAATGTTGGGCTCAGGACAATCTCAGAGGCCATGCGTGGCATGATCACATACGCCTCTGGCATGTTCGCTGCGAACATGGGCGACAATCCGCAGCTGCAGTCAGGTATTGCGATCCAGAGCCTCCAGAACAAAGGCGACAACTCCACGATCAAGTATTTCAAGTCTCTGGAGTACGGCATCCGTGCTACTGGCCGCATTCTTGTTGATGCGATCCCGCGCATATACGACTCTGCGCGAACCGTCAGGATCCTGAAGGAAGACCAGACATACGACGTTGCTGACATCAATCAGCGCGTTGTAGACCAGCAGACCGGCGAAGTAGTGACGCTGAATGATCTGTCTGTTGGTACCTATGACGTGACCGTGAAGGCTGGTGCCAGCTTCAAGAACCGCCAGCAGGAGACCATCGAGACCATCATTGAGATCGCCAAGGTTGATCCAAGCATCATCCAGATCGCTGGTGACGTGCTGCTGGACAACGTGGCCACAGCGTCTGCCCAGCAGATCTCTGACCGCAAGCGTGCCCAGATGGTAGCCGCGGGACTGATCCCACAGAACCAGCTGACCGAAGAAGAGCTGATGGCGATGCAGCAGCAGATGGCTCAAGGCCAGCAGGCTCAGGATCCCGCGATGGTACTCGCGCAGGCTGAGCAGATGAAGGCGCAGTCCGAGATGCTGAGAGCGCAGATCGAACAGGCCAAGCTCCAGAACGAGCAGATGAAGCTCCAGATCGAGGCTCAGAAGCTGCAGGCTCAAACTGTAGGCGATCAGGCAGATAACCAGATCGACGCATTCAACGCTGAAACCAAGCGCATGGAGACTCAGATCAAGGCCCAGCAGGCTAATGCCACGATCGACAACACTGCAGCCAAGACCATGGGCGCTCAGCTGGACAATCAGCAGAAGATGACAGAGATCATGGATGAGGAGCGGCGCAAAGCACAAATGCGCATGATGTCTCCGATGGATCTCATGAGGATTGCCAACGGTGGCTAAGACCGATCAGCAGCTAGCTCAGGAAGAGCTCGCCAGACAAGGCATAGACTACAAGTATGGTGGCGATACCATCATGGGCGCGTTTATACCGACACGTCGGCAAGTAATCCGTCCTGAGCAGAACCAGTTTATCGGCTACGATGACCGTGGCCGTGCGATGATCCAGACCATTCCAGCGCAGTACGGTGAGGCAGAGACCGACTTTTCCTACACTCCTGTAGTGCGTGGCGCAAAGGCCGCTGGATCCTTCCTAAGAGACGTTTTCTTCGGTGATGCTAACGAGCAGGCTCAGGCCGTTCGCGGCGCATACAGCGCTCTGCGTGGCATAGGAGAGGCTGTCCCACAGATGGTCACTGAGCAGGCGCGTGCAGCTGCATCTGGCGGTCGCTACTATGATCCAGAATCAAATCGCATTGTAGAGTTTGATCCTATGGTTGTTATGGGCGGTGGTGGAGCTCCATCTGGATCACTGGCTTCTGGGTTTGGCAGGTCACGAAGCGCACTAGATACATCGAATGCGGCTCGATTAAGAAGAGCTGAACAGCAAGGATTTGGCGATGTTCTTTATCACGCATCTGCGCCGGAAAACCCAATTGATGAGTTTAGACCGAAGTATAGCGATGGTCTGACTTTTCTAACTACTGACAGAGAATTTGCCAATAATTGGTTAGGCAAAGGTGGTTCTCGTGTTGATATTCATGGCGATGACGAGCTATCTAAGTTATATAAGCAAGAACGTCAAAATGTTTGGGACAAGTACGAGTCACAGTACGGTAATTGGGAAAACTGGCCTAAATCTGTAAGTGATGCTTACAATAAAGAAAGCAGTGATTTATATAGGCAATATAGCTCTACTGGATACTCTATATATCCAGTAAGAACTAATGTGCAAAATACATTCGATCCTTCAAAAGATACGGACGTACTTGATGCTCTTATGAGGTTCAAAGGAGTCGATCCTGATAGTAATACCTTAAATTCTGGGATGACAAACAGACAGGCGTATCAGTCAGGTAATTATATCTTGTATGAAAACCCAGAGGTGGTTGGCTTTTTAAAGGATCAAGGATTTGACTCAATGCGTTTGGCTGAGTATTACGATGAGCCAATGTCAACAATAGCTATATTTGATCCCAAAAACATTAGATCGGTAAACGCGGAATTTGATCCAGAGCAAAGAGAAAGCGCAAATATCCTTTACTCAGGCGGCGGAAGGACAGGCACAGGCGTGGCTGCAGGATCAGCTATCGATGAAACGCTCAGCGTTGCAGGCAGCAGGCTTCCTCCACTGGAGAACGCGCAGCGCACACAGCTGGGCGCATCTACGCTTCCAAGTTATGAGAAGGCGGCAGGAGTATTGGGAAGCGAAGGACGCGCTCTGGACTTTGGCGCAGGACGCGGCCAAGGCGCTCAGGCTATTGGCTTCGACACTTTTGAGCCATATCCACGAGAAGGCTTCTCACCGACGTACACGACTGCTGCAGACATCCCAGACCAATCATATGACAGGCTGACATCGCTAAACGTGCTGAATGTTATGCCTCGGGACGTGAGAGATCAGGCCGTTGCCGATATAGGCCGAGTCCTGAGACCTGGCGGCAGAGCTGTTGTGACCACTCGCGGACGAGATGTCTTGAACGCACAAGGCAGGCTTGGGGACGAGCCGATGTCTATCATCACCACGGCTGACACTTACCAGAAAGGATTCACGCAGCCAGAACTGCGTGAGTACATCCAAGGCCAGCTGGGCGACGAGTTTACTATCAGCAACTTGCCGGAGAAGATCGGCCAGGCTGGCGTATTGATCGAGCGCACCGGTGGCGGAACAACTCTGAGATCCGGCAGCAGAGCAGGCACTGGCGTAGCAGCAGGATCAGCTATCCGTGAAACTTTCAGGATTGGAGACGAAGGTTTTGATCCGCGCTTTGACAGCAGAGCCAAGGAGCAGCAGCGCATCTTGGACACTGAGCTGCGCTATGAAAGCTCTCCAATTGTGCGCCCATATGTGAGCATTTACGATCTTGAGGGAAAGCCGTTCGCTCTCACCATGGCTGACAGAACCAAGGCTGGATCTAGGCTGCTGGGCGTGGAAGGCGTCGATTATGATATCCCAGTGGATCTGCAAGGCGGCCAGGACTATATGTTTGCCAATCCACTTGGCCGTGAAGGTCAGGTGTGGGCGCAGGATAAAGGCGCCACTTCCATGTATCTCAATAGCTTCATGGGACTTGGCGGCCAGCCGATAGCTGACGAAATTCTTATGCTGCCGTACCGCATGGCTCCTTCTGGCGGAGATTTTGCCACGATGACTGCTGAGACCATGCTGACTCACGCTCGCAACAATATGACGCGCAGATCCAAGGCGAAGGTTGATCGGGCATTGAGAGGCATCTATCCGGAATGGAAAGGAATTGATAATCCAGAAAGCATCACTCAAATCGCGATGATGAAAGGAGATCCGCGCAAGCAGATCCTGCAGGTCATGGATCGCGACTTCAGAAACGAAGGCGGAATTGGTATAGGTCAGGCTAGGCTGGCTGTGACTGACCGCCTGCAATACAACGCTCCAGATTACACGCTGCAGAACGTCGGCGCGGCAGATCCATACCTAGGAAGGTTTGAGCAGTCAGGCCACAGAACGTACAGCCAAGGCTTAGCAGGAAGGCCCATTGGAACGCTTGTGGAAACTGATATCAATGCCATGGAATTGTTGCCAGACTTTGTCCGAGGACGCGGATTCGGTAGCGTAGACGAGCTGCTGGCAGCTGATCCAGAGACTCTTGCGAGAGAATACTACACGATGCGCCGTGGACTACGAGGCGGCACAATCACTGAAGACATGCTGAGAGACATCGAAAGGAGGCGCTCTCAGTAAAACAGGTTTCCTGATCGGGGTATTTTTTAACGGGATTGGGCAATCTTCAGGAGAATTTCTCGGTCAGGAAAATTCTCCGCAAAATTGTTGATATTTTCCAAAATATGTTATATTGGCACGCAGCGAACGTCGCGCTTTCTCGACGGGATGGAACGTCACCATTTATTTGACGGCATTACAGTAGGTATAACGATGGAACCAGATGATATTCTCGATGAGACTCAGATCGAAGACGCTGAGTTTGAAGAGGTAGAAACTGAAGGTCAGGAAACTGACTCCGAGTCATCAACGGATAGTGGTGAAGACCACGACGAATCCACTAGGCCGCGCTTCAACGAGGTGCAGCAGAAGGCATTCGACAAGGCAATCAGCGAGAAGGTCGGCAAAATAAAAGAGGCCGAGCGTAAAGCTGAAGAGTATCGCCGCCGACTCGAAGAGCTGGAAGCTCAAGCACCGAAGGAGGCTCCGCCGGAAGTGCCTAATGTGCCGGACTTCTACGCTATGTCGGATCGAGAGATCCAAGAGCAATTGAGGTTGCGGGACGAGGCCATTGCCAAGCGAGCTGAGTACGATGCACGCCAGCAGGCTATTCAAGCCCAGAAGCTGGAAATGCAGCGTCAACAGCAAGCGGAAGCACTAAAAGCGCAGAATGAGAAGATAGCTGCTTACGCAGATCGAGCGAAGAAACTCGGCGTAAAGAGCGATCAACTCCAGAGCGCAGCAAACAAGATTGGCCAATTTGGGATAAATCCTATGCTCGCTGAGCATCTGATCGATCTGGAAGATGGCAGTCTTGGAACGCTGTACCTGGGTGAGCATCTTCTAGAGCTGGACAAGCTATCGTCTATGCCTCTTGGCAAGGCGCTGCTGTATCTTGACCAGACCATTATGCCGAAGGCAAGAAAACTTAAACCTAGTGTTAATGCCGCTCCAGATCCCGTTGACACGCCGAAAGGCGCAGGAGTAAGACCGAAAGTCGGCGGAGTGAAAGGAGCAACCTATGAATAATGAGGTGATCCAATCATGGCTAACAATCTTAATAGCAACGTCACTCGGAAGGTCGCGAGAGTCTTCCTTGAGGCTTTCGAGGCTTCTCGTGTACTGACCAAGACTGTTGATACTCAACTGCTCTCTGGTAAATTTAACCCGTCTTCAGGTTCAACTGTAGACTTCAAGCGTCCTCACGACTACAACACAATCCGTACTGCAGGCGGTGACATCAGCTCTTCTACGAAGTCTGACATCATTGCTGGTAAAGCAACTGGTACTGTTCAGAACTACTTCACTGCTGCCACCGAATGGGGCAACGTAGAAGAAGCTCTGGAACTGGACCAGCTGGATCAGATCCTTGAGCCCATGGCTCGCCGTATCGTTACCGATATGGAACTGGATCTTGGTGCATTCATCCGCAAGAACGCTTCTCTGAAGTATGGTACTCACGGCACTGCTGTTGATGCTTGGAGCGACGTTGCCGGTGCTGGCGCTCTGATGGATTCTGTCGGCGTTCCGATGTCCGATGAGAAGTATTACATCATGAACCCATTCACCACTACCAACCTTTCATCAGCTCAGAATGGTCTGAACGCTGCTGACGGCCTGGTACGCACTGCGTGGGAAAAGGCTCAGATTTCTAGCAACTTCGGCGGCATGATGGCTCTGACATCTAATGCGCTGTCTAGCTTCACTTCTGGCTCTACTACTGACCGTGCTGGTGCGCTGGCTTCTACTCCAGACGCTACTTACGTCACTGCCAAGGACACCATGACTCAGGTTCTGTCTCTGAACAATCTGGGTACTGGTACTATCAAAGCTGGCGATATGGTGACTATCGCAGGAGTTTACCGTCTGAACGTAGCAACCCGCGAGCCGATCCTTGACGCAGCAGGCAACCAAGTCCTGTGGACAGGTACTGTTCTTGAGGATGTAACCATCGCAAGTAACGCAGCCACTATCACTGTATCTGGTGCTGCTATCTACGAAGCCAATGGTCAGTACAACAACGTAACTGCCGCTCCTACCAGCGGTGACGTTGTAACTATCCTTGGTGCCGCTTCTACTCTGTACCAGCCCAACCTGTTCTATACCAAGCAGGCATTCGGAGTAGGTACTGTGAAGCTGCCCAAGCTGTACAGCACTGACACCATTGCTACTACAAGTGACGGCTTCTCCATCCGAGTATCCAAGTACGCAGACGGCGACGCCAACACTCAGAAGATTCGTTTCGATCTTCTCCCCGCCTACGCTTGCTTTAATCCGCTCTTTGCGGGTCAAGGCTTCGGCGTATAACCTTGAGGCATCTGGCGCTGGGAGCTTCGGCTCCCGCGCCTTTTTTACATGAAGCCCGCAAAAGGTAAAGCAAAGGTCAAAGTCACGTCCGACGGCAGGAAGGTCTCCTATGGGCAGGCCGGAAAGGCAAAGGACGGAGGCTCTCGCGTTAGAGCGGGAACCAAGAAAGGCGACGCGTATTGTGCGAGATCATTAGGCATCAAAAAAGGATTGCCTAAAGAAAAGCAGAACGATCCCAATACTCCAAACAATCTCAGTCGCAAGCGTTGGAAGTGCAAAGGCGCTAAATCAATGAGAGCCAAGTATGAGTAAAGGTCTGTACGCTAACATCCACGCTAAACGCAAGCGCATCAAGGCCCAGAAGGCTGCAGGCAAAAAGCCTGAGAAAATGCGCAAGGCAGGCTCCAAAGGAGCGCCTACTGCGAAGGCATTTAAAGATTCAGCTAAAACGGCCAAAGGAGCTAAGTACGAATAATGGCAACAGTCGCTCAGGTCGCAAAAGCATCACTACAACGCATACTCGTTCAAGCCAGCGAAGCTCCGCTAGAGCCTGACGAGTATCAAGATTTTATCTTCGCCATGAATAACTACATGGCGGAGCTGGACGCGGCTGGAATTAGCCTGGGATACACCGAGGTAACTGATCTGGGTGACGAGGTAACGATCCCGACAGGAGCTCTGCGTGGTTTGATTGCCAACATGGCGATCGAGGTAGCGCCAGATTTTGGTGGCGTGATATCAGTCGGACTGCAGCGAGCAGCTCGCGACGGCTACAACACTATGAGGCTTCTTGGCCAGCGCA